CGCAGGCGGCATGGAAAGAACTCACCGGCAGCACCGCGCCACCAGCGCACGCTGGGCTGACGCACTACCGTGTGCTGCGGGCAGCAACCGGCGGCGCGAGCATCAGAGACGCGCCACGCACCAACGCGCGCGTGCTCGGCAAGCTCTCCCCCAGTGACGACTGGTGGGGCGAGAGCATCCCCCAGGAGGCGGTCACGCAGGTGAAGGACTTTGGGAGCAGCAACCTGTGGGTTCGCGATTCGCAGATGCGCTGGGTCTGGCGCAATCTCTTGGAGGAGGTTCACGAGTAGTGGCGCGCCGGACTGTCCCGCCGGAGATCAAAGCGAAAGCAATGGCCGACCTGCTGGCCGGGGATCAGCCAGCCGTCGTCGCGGAGCACTATGACCTCCCCGGTGGCACCGTGCGGCAGTGGAAGAACCGGCTTGTAACACCCGATGTAACGGAATCCGTTACACCACCCGTTACAAAGCACCCGCATGGCCGGCCGATTTTCCTCCGTCAGCCACGCCGCGAAGCCGCCGAATTGACGATCGCCGAACTGGTCATGGAAAACCTACGCGCCAAGCTCACCGCGACACAGGGAATTGTCGAGTATGTCACCAACAATCCAGCCTGGCTCGAAAAACAAACCGCCGCCGACGTGGGCGACCTATTTGAACGAATCGATCGTTCTTCCATCGCTATGCTCGATCGGATGGCTGCCGCCGGGCGCCCAGCCGCCGCCGGCGGAGACGAAAATCCCCCTGGAGCTGATTGATCACGATCCCATTCGCTGGATCGAGCGACACTTCTTTATCCCCGAGACGCACGGCCCGATCGTGCTGAGTGACTATCAGAAGCAGGCGCTGCGCACGGCGCTCGCAACCGACACCGACGGGCTGTATCGCTACTCGACGATCGTCTATTCGGACATCAAAAAGAGCGCGAAGAGCACGATCACTGCGGCGGTGATTCTCTGGCGCGCGTTTCAGATCGACGCTGCCGACGGATGGGGCAGCATCTACATCATCGCGAACGATCTCAAGCAGGCCGATAGCCGCGTGGCATACTACCTGCGGCGCGCCATCCTGCTCAACCCCCAGCTGCGGGCGATCTGTAAGATTCGCACCGGTGCCTACAAAGTCACCCTGCCCAATCAAACGTTTATCGAAGCAATCCCGATCGACCCGACCGGCGAGGCCGGCAGCAACGCCGATATGGTGGTCTATAGCGAGCTCTGGGGCGCGCACAGCAAGGCGCAATCGCAGATGTGGACGGAGTCGACCTTGCCGCCAGGCAAGTTTGGGCGCGCGTTTCGCTGGGTCGAAACCTACGCCGGTGTGACCGGCGGCGCGCCGATCCTGGAACAGCTCTATGAGCAGGGGGTGACCCTCGGTCGACGGCTCGATCCCGATCTAGAGCTGTTCGACAATCCGGCCGCACGGCTGTTTTGTCTCTGGAATACCCGCCCCCGATTGCCCTGGCAGACCGATGCCTACTATGAGCAGGAGCGCGCGGTGCTCCTGCCGCCTGAGTTCGATCGGGTGCATCGCAACAAGTGGAGCGATGGATCGGCCGAGTCGTTCCTGCCGAGCATGGCACTCTGGGACGCGTGCGAAGACCTAGATCTGCCACCACTCGGCCCCTACGAGCCCTGCGTGTTAGTCATCGATGCCGGTGAGAGCAATGATACCTTTGCCCTGGTTATTGCGAGCGAGCACCCGACCGTGCCGTCACGGCTGGCGCTGCGCAAAGCCGAGGCGTTCGTGCCTGTCCCTGGCGTGCCGCTTGATTTCGATATGATCGAGGATGTGGTGCGCGATTTCTGCACCCGCTTTGCGATTGTCGAGCTGGGCTACGATCCGTTCCTCATGGGCCAGATGATTCGGCGACTGAAACAGACCAGCGAGCGTACACTCAAGCCGCCGATTGCCGTCGAGTGTGTCCCGTTCAACCAGGGCGCGGATCGCCTGGAGGGCGACAAGGGCTACTACGACCTGATCACCAGCCGGGTACTCGCGCACGACGGCACCTTAGCCCAAATGCGCGAGCATGTGCGAAATGCGAACAAAAAGATCGACCCGATCAGCCGGAAGATGCGCATTATCAAACGCACCTACGCGCTCAAGATTGACCTGGCAGTGTGTGGTGCAATGGCCTGTGCGCGTGCAGCAGCGGTGCTTGCTGTTGGCGAGATTGAGGGCGGTGCGGTCGGTGGCCAGCGCCAGCACCAAAGCTGGGCACCGCGCGGGATGACCCGCGGGAGACACTGATGGGAAACAATCTCGACAAACGTGCTACAATACCTTCAGGTGACTTATCCCAGCTGCGCACAACCTTACAGGGCGCGCTTGCGCAGTTCAGCGCCGACCCGCAGCTGCGGCGGGCGCTCATCCACGCCGAGGGCGTAGTGGCGGATCGACTGGGCGAGCGGCGGAATGTGCTGCGGCGAAGCGAACGAAGGCGGCCAGGATGATGCGCAAAAAGATTCGGCGTATGGCACGACAGCAGGGGATCGCAACGCTCGCTTGCACCGCATCCGTTTCATGGACGACAGCAACAACGAGCGTATCACTGGCACAGCTGCAGCATGCCAAGGAATACCTATCGCACTACGGCACACGTTTGTAAGTACCACAAGCTCATAACATAGCGCCCCCACTGAAAAGTTGCGGCGATATCCAAATTCCAATATTTTTGGAATTTGGATATCGCCGCTTTTGTTTATCTATGACCGAACTCGCCACAACCGAGCAGCAGACCCTCAGCACCGAATACGTCGTCGGCGGCGGATTCTGGTGGTATCAAGGCGCGCGTGGGCGTGCGCTCGCGCTGCCATGGGCAATCGACGACGTGTCGCGCGACTTTGGCGACGATATCTACGACCGCATGGACGACGACAGCGCGGTGGCGTCGGTCGATCTGCTGTACCGCTCGGGCGTGCTGGAAGATGGCGTCACGCTGTCACCGGCGGTGGATGACGAGACCGCCGACGGCTACGACCAGGCGGCCGAGCTGGTGGACTTTTGCGAGCAGAACCTGGAAGAGCTGGAGACGCCGCTCGACGATACGCTCTGGGACATGGCCGGCTGTATGGGACGCGGCAACCGGGTCGCTGAGATTATCTACCACCCGTTCGACCAATCGCCGCTCCCCGGCCGCGCGGTGCTTCAGAATCTGGTGGTCAAGCCGCGCGAGAGTGTCGCCTTTGTGGTCAGCCCGTATATGCGGCTCTACGGCCTGATGGGCAAGCAGGACGGCACGGGCGTGAGCGTGCAGCCGGGCGTGCTGCTCGACCCGAGCGACGCGCGGATCCTGCCGCGCGAGAAGTTCATGATCGCCACCTTCCGCCCCAAGAATAACGACCCGCGCGGATCGAGCGCCTACCGGCCGGCCTACAACCCCTGGTGGCTGAAAATGCAGACATGGCAGGAATATCTGAAGTACCTGACCCAGTTTGCTAGTCCGCTCGCCGTCGGCAAGACACCCGTCGGTGAGAAAGCCGCCGTCGACCCCGAGACCGGCAAGAAGATCCGCGCGGTCGATAAGCTGCTCGACACCTTGCTCCAGATCCGCAACGGCACGGCCTTAGCGCTCGACGGCGGCAGCGAGTTCGAGCTGTTTTTCTCGACGGGCGAGGGCCGCGCGTTCCTCAGCGCGATCGAGCTCTATAACCGTGAGATCCGCATGGCGATTACGACCCAGACCTTAGCATCGGGCGAAGGCGAGCACGCCAGCCGCGCGCAGGCGAGCGTCCACCAGGACGCGCTCGACACGCTGCTGCGCCAGGCCAAGCGCTCGATCTGCCGGACGCTGCGGCGCGACGTGCTGCGCAACCTCGTCCGCTACAACTTTGGCGACGATATGGCCAAGCTCACGCCACAGGTCAGTCTGGGCGAGGTGCAGGTGGAGGATCTGGCGAAGATTTGGACGGCGCTCGGCGTGATGGGCTATACGCTTGACCCGAGTCAGCACCGCGCGATCGAGCGGCGCTACAACCTGCCACCGCGCCAGCTCACCGCCGCGCCAGCGCCAGGAGGCACGACACCATGAGCGGCGAACTGTACGATATGGCGCTGAGTGTGCCATGGTGCTGCACCGGCGAGGCGCTCGAGGCCATGCTCAGTATCGCGGCGCGTGAGCCGCTCGGCGAGGATGAGATCGCCCGCCGCATGCACGGCCCAAAGAGCTTAGCGCTCAGGGGCGGGCAGCGGCGCGAGGATAGCCGGCGCATGATCAATATAGGCACGGTCGCGCGCATCCCGATCGACGGCCCGATCTATCGCTACGCGGATTTTTTTACATCAATGAGCGGCGGCATTACGACCGAGTCGCTGGCGCGCGATCTCCAGACGGCGATCGACGATCCGACCATCAGCGGCATCCTACTGGCGATCGATAGCCCGGGCGGCGAGGCCACCGGCATCAATGAGCTGGCCGACGCGATCTATGCCGCGCGGAGTAAAAAACCGATCGCGGCCTATATCGAGGGCTACGGCGCTTCAGCCGCCTACTGGATCGCCAGCGCCGCCAGTATCGTAGTCGTCGATGACAGCGCGCTCGTCGGCTCAATCGGCACCATTCTTGGCGTGCCCGACCCGAGCAAGCGGCAAAGCCAGCGGATTGACATTGTGTCGAAGCAATCACCCAAGAAGCGGCCGGATGTCATGACCGAGGAGGGGCGGGCCGTCCTCCAGCAGATTGCCGACGACATGACCGAGGTGTTTATTGCCAAAGTCGTGCGCAACCGCGCGATCGACGCGGAGGCGGTGCTGGCCGTGCAGGGCGGGCTGCTCGTCGGGCAGCAGGCGATCGAGGCAGGACTGGCCGATAGGCTCGGGTCGGAAGAGAGCACGCTGCGCGCGCTCGCACTGGGCGATCTGGCGCTGCTCGAGTCGTTTCCACAACCTGTTTTTCCGCTAGTGAGCGGCCCTTTGGCCGCAAAGGAGCACAAACCCATGGCAAAGGGATTTTGGGCATGGATGGGCGGCGCCGATGAGGCACCCGCCACGCCACCGCCTGCACTCGCCAGCGAGCAGCTGGCACGCATCGAAGGATCTGCCGCGACCTTGCAGCCAGTGCCAGCGAGCGCGGCGGACGACGATCGCACGACCAAGGTCGCCGCCGAGAACGCCGAGCTGAAGCGCCAGCTGGCGAAGGTGCAGGCCGAGCGGATCGCCGCCGATGCGCAGACCTTCGCGAAGGAGCAGATCGCCCGCGGCCACGCACACGCAGTGGAGCAGGCACAACTCGTTGCGCTCTACACCCAGCTTGCGCAGGATGATGTGAGCAGTCCACTGGCCACGGCCGATGGGGCGGCGAGCGCGCAATCTTCGCGTGTCGGACTGCTCCGTGCCGCAGTAACCGCGCGCCCGGCCAATCGGCTGGCCACCAACCTGCTCGACCCGGCCTTTGTGGCAAACAGCCAGGTACTGGCCAACACGAGTGGCGCGGCCGACCCGTACGCCGAGGACGCGGCCAGTGCACGCGCCTATGGGGAAAAGGCAAACGGCACACGCCGCGCATCCTAGCGCACATGCCAAACACAATCAGCCGCCTGATCAGACGGAACATGAGGAGGCAACATGCCAAGTTACGGACGCCAAACCACCTCCCCCGGCGGGATCCCGGTCATGGTGCTGGCTAATCTCGACAACGCCGAATGGAAACCGGGCGGCATTACGCTCGACTGGACAACAGTCACCGCTGCGACGAGCGACACGACGCTCGCCGACGGCACCATCGTGCCCAGCGGTCAGAAGGGCATCCAGTTCGGCACGATCCTGACCAAGATAAGTAGCGGCGGAAAGTTCGGCCCGTACAACTCGGGCGCGAGCGACGGGCGGCAGACGCTGACCCGTGGAGAGTGCTACGTCCTGAATGAGACGGTGCTTCAATATCCTGCCGGCGTGGGGATGCCCGGACAGGGCGCGACGGATAATCCAGCGGTGTTCGATGGCGGGCTGGTCTGGAAGGCACGCCTCCAGATCGACGCCAGCGGCACGACGACCAAGCCCTCGACCGCCAGTTTTGAGACCGCCTTCCCGCGCATCAGTTACGCGCAGGACTAGGCCGGCGCGCCGCGCCGTGCTCCGATCGCTCTATCGAAGGAGACTTCAATGCCTGTTGCATGGCAACTCTTGGAAGCGCTTCGGTTGACCCGCATGATGCAGTCGCTGCAAGATGTGCGCCTGCTGCCGGCCGACTTGAAGTTTCTCGCCCGCACGCCGATTGTGCCCGCCGAAGACAATGAGATCATGGCCCGCTTCACGGGCTATGTCACGATTGCCGATATCATCGCCGACGATCAGCAGGCGGTGGTGTACTCGACCGACAAGATCGCCTATGAGTCGACCACGATCCCCAATCTCAAGCACGGCAAGCCACTCACCCAGGCGATGCTCAACCAGTTGCAGGCGATCAATAGCGGGATGGTCGCCGACATGGGGCTGTTCTCGGACTACCGCAACCGCATGATCGACAGCCTCCTGCTCGGCGTCCGCCAGCGGATGGAGGCGCTGATCGTCTGTATGCAGATTGACGCGATCGCCTACGACCGGCTGGGCATCAAGATCACGAGCGGCGGCTGGGGCATGCCGAGCGATCTGAAGGTCACACCAAACATCCCCTGGGACACCGCCGCCACAGCCACGCCGGTGAACGATATCTGGGGCGTCCGCCTGATTGCGCGCACGCGCTACGGGCAGGATTTTAACCGGCTGACCCTGTCAACGACCGCGTTCCGCTACATGATCGCGACGACCGAGTTTCAGGCCAAAGCGCGACTCTATTTGGCTCCGAATGTCAGTTTTACCAACCTTAACTCGTCCGACATCAGCGGCATGATCAACCTCGCCCAGAACGTCCTCGGGATGGAGATCGAGCTGTACGACAGCCGCTACTGGGCGCAGGCGGCGGACGGCACGCTGGGCAGCACGCCGTATCTGCCGATCGTCAAGGTGGTGTTGTCAAGCACCGGCGACGACAACGACCCGACCGCCTTCGACTTTGCGAACGGTGTCACGACCGAGTCGATCGTGAACAGCCTCGCCCCGACCAATGTCATCGGCGACCTGGGCGGCGCGGTGCGCGGGCCGATCGCCTACGCGACGGTGGCGAACGCCAATCTCAACCCGCCGCAGCTCCAGATGTGGGGCGTGGCGCGCGGTTTCCCGCGCAAGTTCCGCTTGCAATCGACCGCTGTGCTGACGGTGGGCAGCTTCTCTGATACTATCGACCCGACCGCGCCGTTCTAGGCCAGACGGAAGACGACGAATCGGGCGGTCATCACCGTGGCCGCCCATGAGCAGCAAGGATCGACCCTATGGCACTCTCACGGGCTGAGATGGAGCAGATCATTATCCAGGGCGGCAGCGTCAGCATCGACGGCAGGGTTATCAGTCGTGTGCAGGATCTGCCGAGCGCGGCCGACCTGGCCAGCGGCGACCCGAAGGCCGAACAGACGACATTGAAGGATATCGACCGCCAGATTCTAGCCCTCCAGAAGCAGCGCAAGCAGATCGAGCAGGTCATCGAGCAGCGCAAGAAGGGCGGAACGCCGGACACGAGCGGTGCAGGGGTA